CTCGGGGTTGACCTCGCAGAACGTGATGACCGCGGTGTAGCCGGTCAGGGTCGGGCAGGCCGCGTCACGAACGCAGACCTTGCCCGAGGCGTTGGTAACGCTGATCTCCTCGCCCTCATCGGTGTTGGCCGTGAAGGCGACGGACACGAACCCGTCAGTGGTGACCGACCCGCACGCCCCGCTCTTGGGGCGTCCGCAGCCGTCGAGGGCCGTAGCCCGCATCACCCGCCCGCGGACCAGGGGGAAACAGTTGTTCGACACGGGCCTACTCCTCGTCCTTGTTCTCGGACTTGTCGCCGGACTTGGCGGCGGAGATGACCTCGGCGGGGGCGTTGAAGCCGCCCTTGTCGTGGTTCACCGTGACCACCCCCTGGTCGAGCCCGGCTTCCTCTGCTGCCGCCAGCAGAAGTACCGCGTTCTCCTCGGTGATCCCGGCGAGGAAGGTCTCGTCCTCACTGGGGGTGACATCCTTGTCACCCTCCACGACCTCTGCGGTCTCGGGGTTCACCGACTCATCTCCGGCCTCTGGATTGTGCTTAGCCATCGTCAACCTCCCTCATGGAGTGGTCTGGGCGGACCGTCCGGCGATGGCGCAGACGGCCCGCCCAAGATGGTTACGCAGCGGTCATGCACGCGGTGTTGTTGGCCGAGCCGGTGATGCCACCGGAGCAGAGGGTGATCGTGGCCTTGTACGCCTTGTAGCACTTCTGGAGCAGCAGAACGCCCTGCTCGAAGAACAGCGCCGTGTAGAGGTTCTGCTTGAGCGAGGCGGCGTCGTAGACGGCGTCCAGGTTGATGACGTCGGACGTGCCCTTGACGAAGGTCCCGGCCGGGTAGACCAGCGCGTCCATCGTGGCCGGGTAGCCAGCGGTGGCGGGCGCAGTCGGCAGCGGGTTGAACCCGAAGATGAACTGCACCGAGAGGTTGCGCGCCGCGAAGTAGGCGTCGATCTGGGCGTCGGTGACGCCGATCAGGTCCACGCCGGTCCGCATCGACAGGTCGGCGCGGATCGCACCCTTGGCCCAGAACGGGAGAGCCACCTCGATGGTCGCGTTGTTGGCGACCCGGTAGTTGGCCCGCGACAGGTTGGCAACCCACTCAAGGTTGTCGAGGGTGTCCGACGCGGTGGACTTGCGACCGGCCCCGAAGGGAACCGGCGTGGCCGCGGCGAGAGCCTGGGTCAGCAACTTCGCGGTGACCGCGTGCTGGTGCGCGATCATCGCTTCCTTGACGAACGCCGACACCAGTTCCGGGTATCCGGCCTCAAGCAGGATCGGGCTGGTGAGGCAGACGCCACAGGCGTCCAGGCGGACCTCGGTGAACGGCGGGCACGGGACCTCGTAGCAGGTCTTGGCCGTACCGGCGATGGCCTGCGTCTCGGTCTGGCAGAAGGTCGCGGCGTACAGCGCGGAGAAGTCCGGGCCGGTCGTGTAGCGCACGCCACCACGGCTCACGCTGATCTCGGGGACGTCCCAGAGGCCGTCGAGCGAGCCGCCACCACACAGGTCGTAGATCGTCTCGGACGGCGCACACCAGCCACCGGAGGCGGTCAGGCTGTTGCCGGGAAGCCGGGACTCCTTGCCCGCGAGTTCGACCACGTCGGCGTCACGGTTGCCCGAGGCGACGAGTTCGTTCGGGAAGTCGAGGTGGAACTGGCTGACCGGGTACCGCTGCGGCTGCGCACCCTCGACGCCCCAGGCGGTCGGGAAGGCGCGGGCCTTGTTGAGGAAGCCCTCGGTGACCGCGTCCCAGTTGCCCATGACCGAACCAGCCGCGAAGCCGGTGACATCGGCGGCAGCCGTGATGGTGATGGGGCCGGAGGCCGGGGCTGGCGGGGCGACCGGACGGGCGACGCGACGCGAGAGCGTGGCGACCGTGGTGCTCGCGCTGACCGAGGCGGGCTCGGACTTGGCGGGGGCCTCGGGTGCGGGCTCCGGCTCAGGGGCCGGGTCCGGCTCGGGCTCGGGGGCCGGGTCGGCGGGGGTCCGGGGCTGCACAGAGGCGGCCTCGCGGACAGCGGCCATCCGGGACACGCGAGTAGTGGCCGCGGTCTCGCGGCCCTCCTGCTCCTCGCGCAGGATGCGCAGCGAGGCGACGATCCGCTCAGCGGCGGTCACGTCGTCATCGGTGGGCGCGTCCAGGTCGAGCAGGGCATTGAGAGCGTCCTCGCCCTCAGCGATCTTGGCGGCGAGCGCCTCGGCGTCGTAGGCGCTGAGGTCCTCGACAACGGAGAAATCCATGTCGTATCTCCTGACAGGGCAAGCGAACTAGGGAGGTTGATCTGACACTCCGCGCTTGGCGCTGGGAGAACTCGCTACGGCTGGGCCGCGGGCGACATCTGCCGCCACCGTAGAGCAGGGGCGCTGCCCGTGGCAACGCCCCTGCTGGCCCGACACGTCCCTGGCGGCATTTGCGGTGCGATTGAACAGGGACGTGCCGGGGGCTTGTGCTCTCCCACAGGCGTCCGGTCCCATGTCCCGGTTCTCTGCCGCTATATCGCGTGCTGGGTGCGTACTTTGCCGTGGTGAATCGAGCAGGGTGACAAGTCTGTCACCCACCGCTACTTCGTCTTGATGGTCCCTCCACCGGCTCGAATCTGGGCGGCACGAGCCTCGATCTCGGTGCGGAACGACCGCTGCTCACCGCGTGGGTTGACGAACAGCCACTCCTTCACCGTCCCGTCAGGGTTCTTGTTGCTGTTGCCCTGGCACCCGCAAGCCATCAGACCAGTTCCTTCCGTAGCCGAGCCATCCGGGACTTCGCATCGAGCCCGGCCGCTGAACGCAGCGTATTCATCTTGCGCCGCGCGGCGCGCGTCTCGATCTCGTCCACCGCAGCCATGACCGCTGCGCTGATGTCGAGACCGGAGACGACGTGCGGAGCGCGGTCCACGATGCCTGCCGCGACCAGGCTGACCTGCTCGCCACCGGAAGCGGCCAGTTGGGTGCGCGGGACCACGAAGCCGGGGACGTTGACGCAGAGGGCGGCGACCATCTCCAGTTCCCCGGCGATCTCGCGCCAGTCACCGGAGAGCGGGGCTGCGGCAAGGGCATGTCGGTCCTCATCCGAGAGGTGATCCCGTACTCGTCCGCTGATCCAGATACCGTGCGCGTCCTCACCCGCGACGACATCAGCAGCAGCCGTGCAGGTGTTGTCGTAGTGCGCCGCCGTCGCGGCAGCCGACAAGCGTGGACCGGCATGTCCTTTGCCGAGGGTGACGTGGCCTACCGCAATGTCTCCCTCGTCTGTGTGGACCGCCCCCGTTCGGAAGTAGGCGTAGTTGCTGGCGCTCGCCGGAGCGGTCACGCAGGTCCCCTTGATGCCGATGTGGCACGTCCCCCACGCAGCCAGGTGGCCGAAGATGCGCCCGTCCTCGGTGATGGTCACCGGGGTCGGCGCGGTCAGGTTCGGGTTGTCGAAGTAGCGCGCCGAGATGGTCGGGCGGGCGGAGGCGACGAGGGTGACCGCGGGAGCCAGTTCCAGGGTCGCGCCAGAGTGGCGACCTCGCCGCGCCCCGCCACCCTCGCTCGGGGCTCGTCCGGGCCAGAAGCCGGTGGCGTCGTAGTGGCGGTTCGCGCAGTAGCCGTTGAGGTACTGGGCCTTGACGTACTTCGCCAGTTGACTGCGGCAGCGGTTGAAGTCCCCGGAGGTTCCCCACCGAATCTTCGCCGCGCCCTTCCCACGGGTCCAGTAGGTCCGCAGGCGCTCGGTGTCCACCGGGTGGGTCAGCCAGCCGGGACCGTCCTCGGTCTTGGCGGCGAACTCGTCCAGGTCCTCGGCACTCGTGGCGATGTTCTCGGGCGGGTCCTCACCGAGTTCGTCGTAGGCCCCGCGCAGCGCCGCCTTGGCCTGAGCGATCTTCTCCGGGGGAGCGTCGGTCTGGTCGAGCCGTCCCGCCGCCGCGTGCACCCCGGCCCGCGAGAGCGTCCCGCTGGGGGTGAGGATCGGCAACTTGTTGTTGGACTTGTTCAACTTCTCCGGGCCGTCGTCAACGAGGTGAACG